CTTGCGCGGGCCGCAGTTCGAGGCCGCCTGGGCGGACGAGCTCGGCAAGTGGCGCTACGCGCAAGAGACCTGGGACATGCTGCAGTTCGGCATGAGGCTCGGGGACAACCCTCGGCAGATCGTAACGACGACGCCGCGGCCGATCAAGTTTCTCAAAGAATTGATCGGCGATTCCGGTACGGTGGTCACCCGCGGCGCGACGCTCGACAACCGCGCGAACCTGCCGGCGTCGCAACTCGCCGATTTGGAGCGGATTTACGGCGGTACGCGCATCGGCCGGCAAGAGCTCGGCGGCGAACTCTTGGAAGAATCCGAGGGCGCGTTGTGGGCGCGCGAGTCGATCGAGCGGGCGCGCGTGCGCGTGGCGCCCGAACTGGTGCGGATCGTCATCGCGATTGATCCGGCGACGACGTCCGGCGAAGGTTCGGACGATACCGGATTATCGGCGTTCGGCATCGGCGCCGACGGCGACGGCTACGTACTCGCCGACGATACGTGCCATCTTGGGCCGGCCGGTTGGGCGGCGCGCGCGGTGCAATTGTTCGACCGGTTCGAAGCCGATAAAGTCATCGGCGAAGCCAACAACGGCGGCGATATGGTGGAGCAAACCATACGAACCGAGCGGCGCCAGATCCCGTACGAGAAGGTCCACGCGAGCCGCGGCAAAGTGGCGCGCGCCGAACCGATCGCGGCGCTTTACGAGCAAGGCAAGATACATCACGTCGGCGGTTTGCCGGCGCTCGAAGACGAAATGGTAAATTTCGTGCCGGGGCAAATCAAGCGATCGCCGAACCGCGTGGACGCGCTCGTGTGGGGTGCGTCGTATCTGATGCTCAAGCCGGCGCGCGTCGGACGGGCGTTGAGCTTATGACGGCGGCTCAGCGGACGGCCGTGATGTGTGTGGCTGAATCGGAAGGTTGGAACAATCGCACGGCGCATGAAGTTGGGTTGTTGTTGTGGAGCTTGTTCCGGTATTACGTGATTCGGTTGGGTGCGCCGAAATGAGCATCGTGACGATTCGCTATCAGGCCGAAGTCGAGTGGTTCGATCCGGGCGCCGATCGCGGCCGGCGCGAACTGTGCGACGTTGTCCACCGGATCGAGTATTCGACGATGGAAACCGCCGATTTGGATTGGGAACCGATCGCCGAGCGAAAGACAACGTAAGTTGTTGTAGACGACTTGCGAAGGAACCGCGAACGGCGATCGGCGATACTGAGTCTACCATGCGGTACGTGCAATTTGCGATCGCGCGCGTTGCCGGCCAGTTGATGCGCGACGCCGGCAAGCGCGAATTGACGCCGGACGAATGGCGCTTGCTCCACAATCTTTCGCCGGCAATGGCGCGCATCGAAGCGCAAGAGGCGGCGCGCGGCGCCGGCAAGGCTTCGCCGGGAATAGTCCACCCGACGAACGGGCGGACGGGGCGCTAACGACCGGGGGCGGTGGGCGGCGCCCGCGTTCGCTCGGGGTTTCATCGGAGGTTGCCAATGTTAAATGTTCGCTTTGTGTGCCTGGTGCTCGCGTTCGCGTGCTTGACGGCCGCGGCGTTCGGCGTGCCGTCGCGCGTCAATCTGATTGCGGCCGGCTTGGCGCTTTGGGTGCTCGCCGTGCTGATCGCGTGATTGAGCGGGCGAATCGGCGGACGTTCGGACGTTCGCCCGCTCGGTTGTATGAAACGGGTGATGCCGTGGGGAACATTCGCCGGCCGCAAAATTGTTGAGCTCGACACCGGATACCTCAAGTGGATCGCGCGTTGGATTGCAAATCAGGCGGATTCGGACCGCTTCGCCGGTCTGAGGGAAGCGATCGCGCACGAGCTCGAAGGGCGGCGCCTGGAAACGGAGCACAAGCGGGTCAAGGCCGAGCGGAAAGCGAAGCGCAAGAAGCGCAAGACGACGGTTGCCGCAATCGACGCTCAGAACCGCTCGGCCGCGCGTTTGATCGCCGGCAATCCGCGCCGCTATCAGGGAATTATGCAGGAATGGGCACAAAAGATACTCGGCCGGCCGGATATGCGGTTCGACGATCCGCATTGGACGAAATGAGCGGGCTCGGGAGTTTGACGCTATGCCAGTAATTGAACGCGTGCTATCGCGGCTCGGGCTTTCGCGCAAGGCGGACGTGCCGATTATCAACGACGGCCACGGCAACCTGCCGACGGTGCGCGTTGTCCGCGGTACGGGACTCGGCGCCGCGACGTGGACGGCGACGGATTACACCGGCTTGGCGAGCTCGGGCTATTCGGTCAATTCGGACGTGTATGCCTGCATTTCGTTGATTGCCGCGGCCGGCAAACAGGTCAAATGGTGGGACAATTCGGCCGGCTCGAAAGCGCATACGCCGGCGCCCGAACTCGCAAAGGCGATCGGCCGCGACGCCGACGGCTTGCGCTTCGGCGGCGACGAACAGGCGCGCGGGCGCCATATCAAGGCGGCGACGAATCCGCGGCCGTCGATCGAGCTTTTGACGGCGTCGGGCGGCGCCGCGTTCATCGAAGCGTGGTTGTCCTATATCCTGATTTCGGGCAATACGTATATTGAAATCGCGCGCAAGGGCGACGGGCCGGCCGGCTCGCCGTCGCGGCTCTACCTGCAACGGCCGGATCGGGTAACGGCCGTCTTGCGCGCGCCTGGTGGCGAAGCTCTGCAAATGAGCGAAGACCAATTAGTCGAGCGGTGGCGCGTTTCGGCGTACGGGCAAGCGCGCACGCTCGACAAGGCGGATATCGTCCATTCCAAGCTATTCAATCCGACGGACGATATTTACGGCATGGCGCCGTTGCAGGCGGCGCTCTTGCGTGTGGACGCCGAAAACGAAGGGCTCACGCTCATGAAGCGGATGCTGCAACGCGGATTCTCGCCGGGGTGGATCGAAGCGGCGAAAGATTCGCAATGGGACGAACCGCAAGTCGCGCAGTTGAAAGAACGGATCCGCGGTTCGAAGCAACTCGGCGAAGAATTATTTCTCGAAAACGCGACGTGGCATCAGATGGGATTCACGCCGCAAGATTCCGGCGTTACCGATCAGCAAATCTTGAGCAAGCGCGACATCGCGAGCGTCTTTCACGTGCCGTCGGTACTGATCGGCGACGCCGCGGCGAGCACGTACAACAACTATCAAGAGGCGCGCCGCGCGTTGTACATGGAAGCGGTGATTCCGCTACTCAAGCATTTTAAAGACGACTGGAACCGGCGTATCGGTTCGCTGATCGGCTCGCCGTTGGATTTCGATAAAGACTCGTTCGACGCAATCACGGCCGCGCGCGCCGAAGCGACGGACCGTGTCGTAAAATTATTCACGAGCGGTTTGATTACGCAAGCCGAAGGGCGCTCGGATCTGGAGTACGGGCCGGCGCAACCGTCGGACGTGTTCTATGCGCCCGCGAATATCATGCCGTTGGGGGATAAAGGCGTGTAAGATGGCGCAATTTGCCGGCATGTTTCAAGTCGAAACGGTCTTAGCGACGGACGGCGGTAAAGTCGTCGTACGGATCGACGATTACGAGGCGCAGTTGGATCCGCTCGACGCGCAACGGCTCGCGCTTGCGCTCGTGGAAGCCGCGGCCGCGGCTCGGGCGGAATCGTGGCTTGTGCAATTCCTGCAAACGCAATTGCAAGTCGAGCTCGGCGCCGCGGCGCGCGTGATTGCGAGTTTCCGCGATTACCGCGCGGCCGATATCGAACGCGACGCGGCGCCGGCCGCGGCGCCAGGTGGCAAGCCGTGACGTTGCAGGCGAACCAACGCGTACGGATTTCGGGCGAAGCCGGTACGGTAATCGGGCGCGTCGAAGATATCAGCACGGTGGACGAAATGCCGGAATTCGCCGAGCTCGGATTCGCGACGGCCGGCGAATTCGCGCCGCGCTCGATCATGCGGGAATTCGGCATCGAACGCGTCGCGGCGATCAGCTATCACGCGTCGCCGAACGCCGAGTATCTGTTTACGGCGTTCGAAATCGGCGGCGAATGGTACGACTTGCGGCGCAACCGGCTTGCTATCGAAGTCGTCGGGGTATTCGGATGAGGTCGCGCCTGCAAACGGCGATCGCGCGTTTCAACGGGCATTGCGCCGAGTGCGGCCGGCCGATCGCGCGCAACGCGCCGATTGTCTACGATACGAAGCTGAAACGCACGCTGTGCAAGGCGTGCGGCGAGCACCAACAGACTTCCGAAGGGCAGTTATTCGTAAAGTAATGGTACTGGCAGTGCCGGCAAAAGCCGCGCGGATGTATCGCGCCTTCGACGCGTTTATGGCGCAAGCCGGCCGGGGCGCGACGCGCTCGGCGCATACAAGACTCGCGATGGAAGCGCGCAAGGCGGCGAACGCGTACGGCCGCGGCGACGGCGAAGCCGGGGCTCTGGGCGCGATTCATGATTCGGTGTGGATTTCGTACCTCGGCCTGGTCTGGATCGAAATCGTCACAAACGCCGGCCAGTTGACGGCCGAGCAGCTCGGCGGCAAGGTCGACGCCGGCGTATTCGATCGCGCCGCCAGGCTGTACCTGGAACGCAACGGCCGCCCTCGAGGCGCCGGCATCGCCGAGACGTCGCGCAAGGCGGTTGCGGCGTCGATAGGCCGCGGGCTCATGGCGGGCGAAATGCCGGCCGACGTGGCGCGCCGAATCGTTTCCGACGCCGACCAGGCGGCGATATGGCGCTCTGCGACGATCGGGCTTACGGAATCGCATGCGGCCGGCCATTTCGGCGCGTGGACGGGCGCCGTGCAGACTCTCAGGGGTTGGGTCAAGGTGTGGGCCCCACCGCGGGCCCATGGAATCACGTGCGATCAGCACAAATCGACACATGGACAGCGGCGAGGCCTGCGCGAGGCCTTCGATGTGGCGAACGACTATGAAACCGACAATCCGGCTGGCGACGCGATGAATTACCCGGGCGACGGCGAGCATGGCGCCCGGGCATCGAACGTCATCAATTGCCGATGTGCGCTGGAGTTTGAACGGCCATAGGAACGGAGGTATGCAGGTATGGGCATAAAGGGCAAACGAGGCGAGAGGCCGGCCGTGGCCGGTAAGACCGACGACGCCGGGGCCGCGGATCCGGTCAGAGTCGAGCGGAGCTCGGGCGAGACGGACGAAAAGCCGGCCGCGGCGCCAGATACCACGATCAAGACATACGAAAAGATCCTGGTAACGGAGTCGGTGAAACACACCTTTACGCAAGTCGAGCTCGCCGAACTCGCCGACCGCATGGCGCAAGCCGCGGCGCGCGTCTACGAAATCGAGCGGCAAAAGGCCAAGCAAGCGGCGCATTTCGGCGCCGAACTGAAGACGGCGAACCTCATGGCCGGCGAACTGGTGGCGAAGTACAACCTTCGCTACGAAATGCGCGACGTGGAATGCCGCGTGGAATTCGACGTGCCGGAACCGGGGTACAAGTCGTATATCCGAACCGATAACGGCAAGAGCGTCAAAGAAGCGCCTATGACGCCGGCCGAGCGGCAACGGGCGTTTGTATTCGATGCCGGCGACGGCAAACCGCAATGAAGGGCAGGGAAGTGGGCCCGTATCGTGGGCCCAACGGGCTTGCTAAAGGCCCAACGCTCTGCATTACGCGGAGTAGCGACTTGCAGAGGGGTTAATGCGATGGGTTCCGATTTTCAAGCGCCTTTAATCGGTCTTCGTGGTTTTCGATTTCGGTATCAAGGGCTCGAATCGCGGCGGCGTGCGTGCGTTGCCGCATTTCGTTGGGTGATGCCCATTTATGAAACTCAGTCAAAAGGGCAGTTTCTACGGCTTCGACCTTTTGATGTAACAAGGCCAACTGCCTATGGATTTCTTCAAAGTGTTCTTCAGCGTTCAAGGGGTTTCTCCTGTCGGTTAGCGACCGACTAAGTACATTATAACACGGGAGTTACAGTCATGCCGACGATCGAAAAGAAATCATTCGTTTGCGAGCTCGCGTTTAAGGAAGTCACCGAAGACGGCCAGTTTGAAGGGCACGCCGCGGTATTCGGCAACGTCGATCTTGGCGGCGATCGCATCAAACGCGGCGCCTTTACGCGCACGCTCGCCGAAACGGGCGGCAAATGGCCGGTGCTCATGGGCCACATGATGGCGCGTCCGGTCGGATTCTCGACGGGCGGCGAAGAGGATTCGAAAGGCTTGCTCGTGCGCGGCGAATTCACGCTCGCGGCCGACGACGGCCGCAATGCGTACGCGCTTGCGAAGCACGCCGCGAAGTTGAAGCAACCGTTCGGGCTTTCGATCGGTTATGGCGTCGGAAAAGACGGCGCGAAATTCAATTCGGATACGGGTGTCCGCGACTTGAGCGATTTGGACGTTTACGAATTCTCGCTCGCCGCGGTGCCCATGAATCCGCGGGCGCGCGTCGCTCGGGTGAAAGCGGCCGGCGAGCCGCTCACCGAACGCGAAATTGAGGGAATCTTGCGGGATGCCGGATTCTCGATCAGTGAGGCGAAGTGCCTCATTTATTCTTTGAAGGGGCAACGGGACGTTGAACCGGAAACGCTAGAAGTAGCGGCGAAATTCCACGAACTCATAAACACGGCCGGCGTGATTCAGGAATTCATGGCCGGCATGGAGCAATTACGTCATGCCTGAAAACAATACCGTAGTCACCGGCGACGATGTCCAGAAATTGATGGGCATTCTTACCGGCTTCAAGGGCCAGTACTCGGCGCTCGCCGACGACTTGACAAAGTACTCCAAGGCGCAATCGGAAACGACCGAAAAGCTCGGCAAGCTCACGGACGACATGATCGCGTTGCAATCGAAGTATCAAACCGAAGCGCAAAAGCGGCTCGACGCGATCGAGGAAAGAATGAACCGCGGGCCGGCGCAGTCCGAGGTAAAGACGATCGGCCAACAGGTCGTCGAGAATCCGGCGTTGCTCGCGGCGATCAAATCGGGCGGGCGGTTCGCCGTCTCGATCGCGGTAAAAGGTCCGATCGCGGCGTATCTCGCGCAGAAAGACATACTCAACGTTTCGACCGGCATTTCCGCGCCGCTTTCGCAAATGGCGGTTGGGCCGCGGTTGCCGCTCGGCGTGCGCTCGCTCGTACCGCAAGGCCGGACGTCGGCCGGCGCCGTCGAGTACGTCGAAGAAACGAGCTTTGCGAATAACGCGGCCGTCGTCGCGGAGGGCGCCGCGAAACCGAAAAGCGACAAGGTGTTTACGGTCCGATCGCAAATCGTTCGCACGATCGCCCACTATTTCAAGGCGTCGAAGCAAACGCTTGAGGATCTGCCCTACCTGCAAACGCAGATCGAAAACAACGGGATTTACGGCGTCCAGTTGGTCGAAGACAACGAATTGCTCAACGGCTCGGGCGTACCGCCACACCTGCAAGGCTTCATGACGGTTGCGACGGCGGCGCCGGCGCCGGCCGTACCGGCCGTCGGCGAGCCGGCTAACACGCTCGTAGACGCGCTCGGCGTCGCCGTATTCGATCTTGCCGCGAAGGGCTATCTGCCGGACGGCGCGGTACTCAATCCGGCCGATTGGGGCACGGTGGCGATGGTCAAAAACGCGCAAGGCAACTATGTGTTCGCGAATCCGCTTGATTACACGTCGGGCGGGCGCGTATGGGGCGCGCGCCTGGTGCTCTCGGCGAATCAGGCCGCGGGCAATTTCCTGGTGGGTGCGTTTCAGGGTAATTCGCAAATTCTCGATCGCGAAGACGTTAACGTGCAGGTCGCGACCCAGAACGAAGACGACTTCATCAAAAACATGGTGACGGTGTTGGTTGAGGAGCGGTTGGCGCTCGTAATCTATCAACCGACGGCGTTTGAAAAGGGCGTAACACCGGCCGCGCTTGCAACGGGCAGCGAAGCGACGCGCGAACGCAATCGGAAGTAAACTGGGTATCGGCCGGCGTCAGGTCCGGCCGAGTAGTGCGTCTTGGGGGAATCGGCGGGCGAAGCCGATTCCCCTGTTTTCGGAGGTTGCATGAGCGAACCGAAGGAACCGAAACCGAAAAAGATCAAGCCGACGCCGAAGCGCAAGCAGAAACCGGCGCCGGAAAACAAGGCGATCGACGGCGCGCCGGAAAACAAGGCGTCATGAAGGGCAAACGGGCCGAACGGCCGGTATTGCCGGCGCCGGACGATCCGCGGGCGCCGAAGTACTGGGTATATGAGCCGGACGGCGAGCTTGCCGCGGCGATCGGCCGTCTACTCCGCGTCGAATCGCTCACCGATCGCGATTACGAATTGATCCGCGCGTATTTCAGGCAGTGGATTGACTCGCCGGTGTGGGATATGAACCCGCACCAGGACGTGGTCGGCGAAGCCGCGGCGCTCGCGACGTTGCGCGCCGGCGTGGACGGCCTGGCGACGGCATCGGGCATTCACGATTGGTTGCGGCTCGCCGATCAAACCGGAGTAGACCCGTTATGAGATTTCTACAAATCGACGTTGTGACTCCACCGGCCGCGATTCCGGTTACGGCCGAGCAATTCGTCGATCATGCGCGGTTGAACGGGTTAACCGTCGATCGGCAACCGGAACTGATCGACCGGGAGTTAGCCGCGGCGACGCGGCGCGGCGAGCAATTCTGCCGGCGCTCGTTTCTGACGCAGACGTTGCAGGCGTTGTACGTGCCGGACGATCTGACGTGCGCCTGCACACTGATGCTCATCTTGCCGCGGGGCAAGGTGCAAGGCGTTACGTCGATTACCGCGGGCGGCGCCGTCGTCGATCCGGCCAGTTATACGCTCGAATGGAACGTGGTAAAGCTCGCGTCGCCGCTCGCCGGCGCCGCGACGGTGCTTTACGATTCGGGATACGGCGACGATCCGGCCGACGTGCCGGACGGCATCAAAGAGGGGATTCTGGAGTACGCGACGGTGCTTTATGAGTCGCGCTCGGGCGGACGCGAGCAAAAGTACGCGGCGATGGGCGCGCAAGGCATACCGGACGGCATCCGCGATTTGTGGCGCCCGTTCCAGATCGAGATAAGCGGATGACGCCGAAAGAACTGGCGAGTTATGACCCGTTCGTAATGGGCGAGCCGGGGTTTACGTGTTTCCTTTGCCGGCAAGCGATCGGCATAGGCGACAAGTGCTGTTGGGTGCCGGAAACGTGCGACGATACCGAGCGACGCGATAGCGGGCAATCGTACAGCAAGATCCCGGCGCATCAAAGCTGTATCGAGATTGTGCCATGAACGCTCATGCGATTTGACGACGATCTAAAATGGGCTCGGTTGGCGGCGCGCGGGTGGCTGGTTGTCAATCTCGTACTCGCCGCGGCGTTCGCGTACGGCCGGCATTGGAGCAATACGCTTGCAGCGCTGATTTGGGCCGGCAATTGTGTAGTGTGGTTGCGGATTATCTATTCTTGCCAGGTGACGCGCGACGAAATCCGCATCGTCGAAGCGGTGATAAACGGCGTGCATAAGGCGGAACGATGAAGGAATTGCACGTCGGACCGATTACGGAACGCATGATGGGTACGAAATGTCCTAAGTGCGGCCGAACCGCGGAGGGCGGTACGTCGATAGACGACAAACAGGTATCCCGCAAACCGAAAGCGGGCGATTACGCCGTGTGCTTGTATTGCGGCGTGTTGAATCGCTATACCGACGGCTTGAGATTGGCGCCGGTTGACCGGACCGAACGCCGCAAACTGCAACGTGATCCGCGGATGCGCGACTTGATCGCGATCGCTGAAAAAGTCGGCGCGGCGAAGCGGCAAGAGTGGCAATGATGAACGCAAGCGATTTGCGCGAGTGGATTGCGTTGTTCCAGATGGAGCTCACGCCGGACGGGCAAGGCGGATACCGCGAAACCGTGCCGGCCGGCCTGGTTGCCGACATTCCGGCGCATGTGCGGACGCCGAGCGGCCGGCCGGTTACGGCCGGCGATCAATTGAGCGATCGGGCGCGCCACGAAATCACGATCCGCTATCAACCGGGGATTACGTCGGTTTATCGCGTCATGTGGCGGAATCAGTTGCTCGATATCATCGGCGAGCCGGAAAATCTCGACGCTCGCGAAACGTGGTTGAAGCTCATTTGCGAGCGAAAAGAAGCCGGCGCGCAGTAGCTCACAGAGTGAGCTTGACGTGTAAATTGTGCCGTTGGCAATTGATCTTTTTTGCGGGCTCGGCGGTTGGACGGACGGGCTATTAGCCGAACATTGGGACGTTGTGGGCTTCGATATCGAGCGGCACGAGTACGGCGACGCGAGGTATCCGGCGCCACTCGTGCTCCAGGCCGTGATGACGCTCGACGGCCGGCAATTCCGCAACGCCGATCTGATCGTTGCGTCGCCACCGTGCCAGGAATTCTCGTATATGGCAATGCCGTGGAGCCGCGCGAAGCAGATTGCGGCCGCGTTGCGGGGGCAAGGCGAATTCCCGAAGCCGTACAACGGCTCGCGCACTGTCGGCCAGTTGACGGCGCTATTCGACGCTTGTTTCCGGCTTCAAACCGAGGCTAGCGACGCGGCCGGACGGTACATTCCGCTCCTGGTGGAAAACGTCCGCGGCGCGCAACCGTGGGTTGGGCGCGCGCCGTGGAATTACGGGAGTTTCTATTTGTGGGGCGACGTGCCGGCGCTGATGCCGTTCGCTCGCGGGCCGAAGATCGGGACCGGGACGCCCGCGGAACAGGACGGACAAAAGATCGTGGGCTACTCTGATCCGCGCCGAAACGGCGGCAAGGGCGCTCACTTGACTTGCCAGCGGGAGAACGACGCGCGCCGAGCGGTTGCCGTGGACGGGACCAAGGCCGTCACATCTCACGCCTGGTTCAACGATCATAAGCTAGCCGGCGTCGCGGTTACGGATGAACAGCGGTTATCTCGTACGGGATCTAACTCACCGGCTCGCAAAGCGGCGTCCGCGCAAATCGCCAAGATTCCGTTGGAGCTTTCCTCATACATCGCACGCCACTACCGGCCGCGAGTCGAGGCGACGGCGTAAACATGGCGCGAGTTCTTAGCGCGAAAATCACCGGCGACGCGAAAATAAAGGCGAATTTCGGCAATTTGCGGGCGCAGTTCCCCGATTGGGTGAACTCGGCGAACATAGAAACGGCCGTCGAGATTCGCAACGAAGCGCGTAACAACGTCCGGCAAATCGACGCGTTCGATACCGGCGAGCTTTACGATTCGATCGAGTTTAGCGTGTCGCGGCTCGGGAACTCCGTCGTCGTCTTTTCCGACGCGAAGCACGCGCCGTTTATCGAATTCGGGACGGCGCCGCATTTTCCGCCGTTGGACAAGATTCGCGCCTGGTGCGCGCGCAAAGGGATACCCGAATCGGCCGCGTTTCCGATCGCGCGGGCGATCAGCGAACGCTGGACGCCGGAACGGCCGTGGCTGTATCCGGCGTACAAGGTCGGTATGCGCGGGCACATGGACCGGATTCGCGATTTCGTCGGTACGGAATTGAGAAAGTTACTTGCCTAGCGATCGCTTTCGCACGCTCGACGATCCAGACCCGAAGCCGACGCCGGCCGACGCGATCGCGGCCGGCTCGCTCGCCGCGGACGCGATCAACGCGGGCGGCATCGGCGTCACGGCCGAATGGCTCGTGCTCGGCCGGTTGCGAATTCCGGTAACGCGGCCGGCCTGGTGGCGCCGCGGGCTCGTGCGGCTCGTGCTTGGTTGGCGCTATGACGATTTGTGAAGTTGGAAAAGGAGATAAACGATATGGCATACAAAACGCCGGCGATCGGCACGATTTTACCGGCGCAAAAGAATACGACGGTCCAGAATCCCGGTCCGGTGCATAGTCCGCACGGCAACGACGAATGGTTGCAGGCGGACGCGCAAGATAAGGCGTATCAGGACAATCTGGAACTGATCGAGGAGTGGGAAAACGCCAAGCGCGACAATCCGCCAGGATCAGCCTATCCGCAAAATTTGGGCAATAGCCTATCTTGGGCCATTGTCGTCACTGAGGCCGAAGCGGGCGGCGTGAATTTCGATAAACAACGGGTTGGGCCGGCCGTAAACACGTTGTCGGCGACGTAAGCGGCGAATAAGCGGCGAGCGGGCGTACTATTCCGCTTGTTCGCCGCTTCGTCGGCTCAACGAAGGCGCTCAAGCGCCATGAGTAGCGAATATTTCAACGTGATTTCTCGCGCGGTGCTCGGGAGTTCGGGCGTCGGCGTGATCTGCCGAAGCCAATCATCGTAAGCCGCTCTATGCGCGTCGTCGCCAAGTACCCATTCAAGGGCCGCAATCCAGACGGCGTTTGTCGCGGCGTCTGTAGGGCAATCGGTTTTCATGTGTTTTAGCGTGCGTTCAATGTCCGCTTTCGATCGCATCGAATCCTATGTTACCGCTCAGTGAAGTGCAAACCGCGATCGCCGCGGCGCTCGGGCCGGCGCTTGCGCCCGTGCCGGTGCTCGATCAGGCCGGACCGAATCAGACGTATCCGTACGTCACGATCGGCGAATTCGTCGGCGATCAGGTGGACACGCTCGCCGAACAAGGCGCCAATCTCGAAATCACGGTCCACGCGTGGAGCCGGCAACCGGGGTTCCAGGAATGCCAGCAATTAATGACGCGCGTGAAAGACGCGCTCGACCGGCAACGCTTGCCGGCGACGGGCTTTCAGTGGGTCGATACGATTTGGACGTACGCGCAAACGTTGCGCGAGTCGGACGGGATCACGCGTCACGGCGTGCTGCGGTTTACCGTCGCGGTTTTCAGTTTGGTTTAACGGCG